CCCCTGCCGGTCGGCAGGAAGCTAGGATCCGGACCCCGGTCGGTTAAGACCTATTTCCGGAAACTGTGGTGCTTAGAGTGCACTTAACTATTTGCAGTCCTTGCCACTCGGGTTTAACCCGAGGACAGGTGCTTGCGGTAGGCAGACTCTACGTTCTCCAAGGATGACTAATCCCAAGAGTTCGTCAGTTCAGATTATTCTATGAACTAGTACCCCCCTCCCTCTCATCGAGAGGTACTCAGGCCTTCACCCCTACGCCCATTTTCAGCCGAAGCCGCGTCCAGAGCCGGAAGAATTCCAGCACCTTGGCGACCTCAACCTCCTTTGAGCGTTTGAGTGCTCGAGCAGCAGAAGGGCTGATCAAGTCCACCTTCTCCGCCGATCTTACGACTTGTGCAAAGATTGCACTCGTCTGGACGGGATTAAATCGGAGATTTAACCGTTGCAAGTGTTTCATAGATTCCTCAGCAAGGTCGATAGACTTTAGCGCTGACACAGAAGCCTTGTTAGACTCTGCATCAATCAGTCGACCACACGGATCCCAGGATCCTTCTTCTGCGAAGAAGATATCCGACTGCATCGAATCGACGCGGTCCCGTGCGGGCGTCAGTACTTCAGTGATCAGGCCAGTGGCCCAAGCATTGAAGCTGATTAACCGAGAAAGCGAATCATCAAAGTTCGCCTTCACGATCGCTGAATGCGACGTGAGCCAATCAAGCCACGTCGGCATCGCAAAGCGGCCTCCGGTTGCCGGCTGAGTCAGCAGGACTAATAAGACTTTCAGTCTCCGTGGGATTAACTCCCACCGAGCATCAACCTTACTAGCTCCTTTGAAACCGACCCCGAGAGCACGAACAAAATTCGCTAGTGATCCAACAGGGTACCATACCGATAAGGCATGGGCGACTCCTGCAGAGTGCTGGGCAGCTGCCCAAAACTTTACAGGAAGTCCACTAACAAGTTCTCCCCGAAAGAAGAACTTCTTAGCGAACTCAAGAGTTTTACCTCTCGCCTCCAGGGATTTCGCAATCCCTATACCAAGTCCGACCATGTCACAGAATTTTCTGTACTCCCGAGCTACTCGGTCGTCGGCAATAACTATGTCATCACCTAAGACCGCATATCGGTCGAACCACTTCGCTTCCCCCACTCTATAGGCTGCAAACTGCACCATAGCGTGATGCGTCAAGGCTAGCATAGCCCAACTTGAAAAGGCTCCCATCGGTTGGCCAACGGCATACCTAAGGTCCCTTCCTCTGCTTCCAAGACCAGCTGCCTTACAGATCTTCGATCCAAGGTAGTAGCCCCTTCCACAAAGCAATGCTTTCCAAGTCGATGCAAAATGTCGACCAAAGAATTGCCATAACAGCAATCCCTGAAGGAGGACGGGAAGTCTATCCGTCGCCGCACTCAGGTCAAAAGAATAAATCTTCTGATCAAACGAGACAACCTTCAGAAGCCGTTTCACGGGCTTCATCTGGTCGAACGTTCCATCTTGAGGGATCTCCCGTAATACGGAAAAGATCCAATCATGCAGCGGTTTCAAGGCAACTTGCGTCCAATAATCCACCATGGCGAAAACCCGGGCTTTGCCCGCAGGCTCTATCTTCACAGATAGTCGACCGTTTTTATTAGACCCATTTGGGTATTCTCTCCGCTTCCGAAGATTAATCTCCTTTCGAGAGACATCTCCATCCGCTTTGAAAACCTTAATTTGCGATCTAATACGCTCAAGCACAGCAGACGACAACGTCATCCGACGTGCTTCGGGCGCGGCCTCCGCCACCTCAGTCATCATTGTCCATAAGGATTTTGTCGTTCCCGTACCTCCCGGTGTTACCGAGAGATATCGGAATAGACTCCATCCCCATGTACCCTCAGTCCAATTCTTCGCAGAATTGAACCTACATCCGAATGAGGTCGATGGACCAACTTCGCCTTTCTCCCAATCGACGTTCGGGAGATCAGCAGAAGCTTTCATTATGGGCAACACCGACGGTCTCCCTAAGACATCGGTCCCAATGTCTAAGAGTTTCTCGCCTACATGTACTTCTACGTCAGGGATGAACCTACTTCGTATGAAACGACACCATTCCTGCAAGAAAACCCGGTTAAGGGTAACTCCAGGATCCGTGATCGTGCCAAACTTATACTTCGGTTCAATTAACAGTATCCGATACATGCCCAATAACGTGAGCCAAAACCTAATGGTGGATTCATCTCCCCTTCGAATGAAAGCCCGAGCATAGCTTGGTATCACTCTAGGGAGACTAGAACCACCCACGGCCACGGCTACTTTCGAGATCGCTCTCGAGTTCACCTTAAGTTCTGACCCTGGCACACCCTGCATTAGCATAGTATGCGCAGTTTTCAAGTATTGGACTAACCCAGGAACACCCTGCTTACGTACCATATTTGCTACCCATTTTGCGAAGGTCGCTAATTGGATAATCTTACTTCGAGTCGGCCTACCTGACACTAATCTTGCCCATGAAATCATGGGCTCCATTAGATGTCTCCAGACTTTTAAATCTGGACGCCAATGGGCTAGTTTCGCA